ATTTTCAGTGGGCTAGCGGAATAAAAGATACACAAGTTGTTTTTTACCCAGATCCAAAAGGAAGGTTCAATATTAGCTGGGTTCCACCTCAACATTTACAAAACAAAATAATACTTAGAAACGGAATACGTTATCCAGGTAACGAGCACATGGGAGCGTTTGGTTGTGATAGTTATGACATTAGCGGTACGGTTGACGGTAAAGGATCTAAAGGAGCATTACACGGGTTAACCAAGTTCTCTATGGAAGAAGCTCCAACTAGTCAGTTTTTCTTAGAATACGTGGCTAGACCACAGACGGCTGAGATATTTTTTGAAGATGTTTTAATGGCATTAGTATTTTATGGTATGCCAATGTTAGCTGAAAATAACAAGCCTAGGTTGTTGTACCACTTAAGGCGTAGAGGATACAGGGGATATTCTATGAACAGGCCTGATAAAAACTACGGTAAATTATCAGTGACAGAAAAAGAAATAGGAGGTATACCAAACTCCAGTGAAGACATTAAGCAAGCTCACGCAGCTGCTATTGAAATGTACATACAAAAGTGTGTAGGTTTTCAAGAAGATGGTACTGTTGGTAAGATGTTTTTTAACGGTACTTTAAATGATTGGTCAAGATTTGACATTAATAAGCGAACAAAGTATGATGCAACTATAAGTTCTGGTTTGGCTATAATGGCTTGCAATAGACATTTGTACACGCCAAACGCGAAAATTGAAAAAGAACCACTTAATATATCTTTCGCTAAGTATAACCAAAGAGGAAGTATGAGTAAAATAATAAAGAATTAATATGGCTGAAACAGTTTTAAATAGACATTTTCCTAGTCAAGTTGTTAGTGACTTAGAGAAGGTCAGTTATGACTACGGTTTAAAAGTAGCCAAAGCAATACAGCATGAGTGGTTTGATAGATCTAAAGGGTCTTCAAGAAGCAGGTTTAGTGGAAACTACTCTAAATTTCATGAGTTAAGACTATACGCTAGGGGAGAACAATCTGTTCAAAAATACAAGGATGAGTTATCTATAAACGGTGATTTGTCCTATCTTAATTTAGACTGGACGCCTGTACCTATAATATCTAAGTTTGTAGATATAGTTGTAAATGGTATTGCAGAGAGAATATACGAAATAAAAGCTTACTCACAAGATCAAGCTGGTGTTTTAAGAAGAACAGACTACATGGCTTCTATTGAAAAAGATATGAAGTTAAAAGATTTTAACGATTTTTGTTCTGAGCATTTTGGTATATTTGTTAGTGATAATCCCGAAGAAAAACTGCCAACTAGTGAAGAAGAGATGAATCTTCACATGCAATTAAATTACAAGCAAGGTATAGAGATAGCGGAAGAGCAAGCTATAGCTCAGTTAATGAAAGGTAATAGATACGACTTAATAAAAAGAAGGTTTTACCAAGACTTAACCGTACTAGGTATTGGCGCTGTAAAAACCTCTTTTGACACATCACAAGGTGTTACCGTTGATTATGTTGATCCAGCTAATTTAGTTTACTCTTACACTGAATCACCTTATTTTGAGGATATATATTATGTTGGTGAAGTTAAATCAATACCAATAAACGAATTAGTAAAAGAGTTTCCATATTTAGATCACAAAGAATTAACTAAGATCGCTAAAAGCAGTAGTGGTACATTTTCAAATATGTATGGTAACCAAAGGAGCATAACTGATAGTGATAACAACAAAGTTGATATATTGTATTTTAATTACAAAACTTATATGAATGAAGTTTTTAAATTAAAACAAATGAGTTCTGGGGGCGAAAAGATAATAAAGAAAGACGACTCATTTAATCCACCAAAATCAACAACAGGTAATTATGAAAAACTAGCTAAATCTGTTGAGACTCTTTTTGAAGGAGCTTTAATACTTGGTACTGACAAGTTAATAAAGTGGGAGAAAGCTAGAAACATGATGAGACCTAAAAGTGATTATACTAAGGTTAAAATGAATTACGCTATCACGGCACCTAGGATGTACGAGGGTCGAATAGAATCACTTGTAGGAAGGATAACTGGTTTTGCTGACATGATACAACTAACTCACCTAAAGATTCAACAGGTGTTATCTAGAGTCACTCCAGACGGCGTGTTCTTAGATGTAGATGGTTTAGCTGAGGTTGATTTAGGCAATGGAACAAATTACAACCCACAAGAAGCTTTAAACATGTTCTTCCAAACAGGTAGTATTATTGGTAGGTCATACAATCAAGATGGCGATGGTAACCCAGGTAGAATGCCAATACAAGAAATACAAAACGGTACTGGTGGTCAAAAAATGCAAAGCTTAATACAGACTTATAACTATTATCTACAAATGATAAGAGATGTAACCGGTCTTAATGAAGCTAGCGACGGCTCAACACCATCAGAAAGATCATTGGTTGGTGTTCAAAAAATGGCAGCGGCTAATTCTAACACGGCAACAAGACATATACTACAAAGTGGTATGTTTTTAACAACAGAAGTTGCAGAGCAATTATCACTTAGAATATCAGACATTATAGAATACTCTCCTACGAAAAACGCTTTCATAGAATCTATAGGGGCTCACAATGTAGCTACGCTAGAAGAGATGTCGCAATTACATCTTTATGATTTTGGTATATTTTTAGATCTAGAGCCAGACGAAGAAGAAAAGCAGCTTTTAGAAAATAACATACAAGGAGCGTTAGCTAATCAAAGTATAGAACTAGAAGATGCTATTGATCTTAGAAATATAAAGAACATGAAGCTTGCTAATCAAATGCTAAAGTTACGTAGACGTAAAAAAGCAGATGAGGATCAAAAGATGCAACTTGAACAAACTAAAGCTCAAGGCGAATCACAGGCTAAGGCGTCAGAGGCAGCTGCTAAAGCTGAGATTGACAAGAATAAAGCTATGTTAGATACGCAAATGAAACTTGAGTCTTTAAAAACAGATGGTAAGTCTCAAATTTTAGCACAAGAAGCTCAAATCAAAAAACAACTAATGGCTATGGAACACCAAAACGCCATGCAGTTGAAACAGATGGAGCTAGGACAAGCTAGTAAAGCTGAGTCACAAAGAGAAGATCGTAAAGATCAAAGAACAAGAATACAAGCAACTCAACAATCAGAGTTGATTGATCAAAGAAACAGTCAAGGTCCACCTAAAAACTTTGAAAACGAAGGACAAGCTTTTGGAGATTTTGAGACAGGTAGTTTTGACGGTATGTAATTAACTAATTTTATAATATTTTATCATGGCAAAAAAAGAAACTAAAAAAGAAGAAAAAGAAGTGATTAAAGAAGTAGTGGATAACGCTAAAAAAGAAGTCACTAAAGCACCGGAAGGAAAAGAACCAAAAGGTGATGTAACAAAAGTTAAGGCTAAAATGAAAAAAAAGCCTGAAATAGTAGATAAACCAAGTGTAATAAAGGTTGATCTAAATAAAAAAGAAGAACCAAAAGCTGAAGAGGTTAAAACCGAAGAGCAAAAGGTTGAGGAAAAACCTGTTGTAGAAGAAATAACGCAGGAAGAAAAAGTACAAGAAGTTGCTGAAAAAATTACTGAAGCTATTGAAGTTGCAGAGGCTACAGGTCAAGATTTACCAGAGGGTATAACAAAACTTATGGATTTCATGACTGACACTGGTGGTGATCTAAACGACTACGTAAAGCTAAACAAAGATTATTCAGATATGGATAATCAAACTTTATTAGAAGAGTATTATAAGCAAACAAAACCTCATTTAAACAACGAAGAAATTGGTTTTCTAATGGAAGACACTTTCTCTTTTGACGAAGAAGTTGACGAGGAAAGAGATATAAGAAAGAAAAAGATAGCGCTAAAAGAGCAAGTTGCCAGCGCTAAACAGCACTTAGACGGCTTAAAGTCTAAATACTACGAAGAGATTAAAAGTGGATCAAAGCTCACTAAAGAGCAATCGGAAGCTATTAATTTCTACAACGAACAAAAAGCAATCGCTAAGCAAGGAGAAGGTATTACTAACGATTTCGTTAATAAGACCAATAGATTTTTTGGAGATCAATTCAAAGGTTTTGAATATGAAGTAGGAGACAAGAAATTTAGATACAACGTTCAAGATGTTGACAAGGTGAGAAATAATCAGATAGACATAGACAACTTTATAGGAAAGTTTCTTGATAAAGATGGTAAGATGTCAAACGAGTCTGAATATCATAAATCACTTTATACAGCAATGAACTCTGACGCAATCGCGAATCATTTCTATGAACAAGGAAAAGCTGACGCTATGAAAAATAGTGTAGCTACTTCTAAAAACGTCGACATGACACCTAGACAGGAACTTAACGAACCTCAACAAGGTGGACCTAGAGTTAGAGTTATTGGAGATGATGGCCCACAGTTCAAATTTAAAATTAAAAACAAAAACTAATAATTTAAAAATTACTTATTATGGCAATTACTGCAGGAGGTAGTTTAAATAGTGTACCAGCGATACATCAGCAGGCACTATCTACAAACTATCTAGATTTTACGTCCGGCGCAAATGACTGGGCACAACAATATTTACCAGACCTTATGGAAAAGGAAGCTGAAGTTTTCGGACCGAGAACTATTTCAGGTTTCTTATCACAAGTTGGGGCTGAAGAGGCTATGACATCTGATCAAGTTGTATGGTCTGAGCAAGGTAGATTACATTTATCTTACAAAGGTAAAATGACTGATGCTACGTCATTTTTAGTTCAAGCTGATATTGACGGTGCTGATTCTGACAACGCTGGTATCTCTAACGGACACACTGGTGAAGTTAGACACGGTATTAGAGTTAACGATACTGTTATTTTAGCTGATGCTAACGGTGTGAGCAAGTGTCTTGTTACAGCTGTTTCTACAGATGATATTACTGTAGCTACTTATGACAACTCTACTATTACTGCTTTAAATACTGACCAAACTACTACTTTATTAGTTTATGGTTCTGAATTTGGTAAAGGTACTAACTATCACAGTGCTGCTGCGGCTGATACTGATGTAAGAGGTGGTAACGAACCAAGATTCAAGTCTTTTTCTAACAAACCAATTATTATGAAAGATTACTACGAAGTTTCAGGATCTGACACTTCTAGAATTGGTTGGGTTGAAGTTTCTGCTGAAGCTGGACAATCAGGTTACTTATGGTACTTAAAAGCTGAAGCTGATACTAGAGCTCGTTTTACTGATTACATTGAAATGTCAATGCTTGAAAGTATTAACGGTGATACTGCTGGTTCTGCTGACACTTTAATTAGTGGTGCTGGTGCTGCTTTCGGTACTGAAGGTTTATTCGCAGCTATTGAATCAAGAGGTAATACTACTTCTGGTGTTACTGGTGTTAACGCTTCTACTGATTTAGCTGAGTTTGATGCAATACTTGCTGAGTTTGATAAGCAAGGAGCTATTGAAGAGTACATGATGTTTGTTAACAGATCAACTAGCTTAGCTATTGATGATATGTTAGCTTCAATGAACTCTTACGGAGCTGGTGGTACATCATACGGAGTATTCAACAACTCTGAAGATATGGCGTTAAATTTAGGTTTCACTGGTTTCAGAAGAGGTTCTTATGACTTCTATAAGTCTGACTTTAGATACTTAAATGACAAAGCTACAAGAGGTAGTATTAATGATGCTAATGCTTCAAATGCTATTAGAGGGGTTATGATTCCTGCTGGTACTTCTTCAGTTTATGATCAAACTGTTGGTGCAAGTATGAAGAGACCTTTCTTACACGTTAGATATAGAGCTTCACAAACTGATGACCGAAGAATGAAAACTTGGGTTACTGGTTCTGTTGGCGCTGCTACATCTGCGCTTGATGCAATGCAATTACACTTCTTAACTGAAAGATGTTTAATTACTCAAGGTGCTAATAATTTCATGTTAATGAAATAAGCACTGTTTATTTTAAGGATCGAGGCTTCGGCCTCGGCCCTTTCTTTTTATTAATTTTATTATATATTATATTATGGCAAAAAAACAAAAAACACAAGAGGTAGAGGTACCTGTTGTTGAAACACCAGTTGTTGAAAC